TAGGTACTGATTGATATACCTGTATTGTTCCGTTTCTATTTATTGCGTATGCCATAATTAAGATGCTATTTGTGAGATTTGATACCACGCCTCTGACGTAGATATAAATTTAAACTCAATTAGATTTTTAGTTGAACTTGTGTCATCATAAGTACCTGCTAATTTATTAAACGTACCTGATGCACCATTAATATTCCCTAAAGAAAGTGTGTAAGATGAACCGCCTCCTGTAATTATTAAAGAACAAGTTGAACCTATTTTAACATTTGTAAATGCTACTGTAGTAGAATGACCTGCTGTCCAAGTAAATACATCTGCTGATGAAGTGTCTATAGTTATTGCAGTTGCTGAAGTTACTGCACTACTAGCAGTATATCTATTAGCTAATTGGTCGTGGTCAATAGCATCGTCTGCAATATGCTCTGTGTCTACAGCATCATCAGCTATTTTAGTACCATCGACTGCATCTGCTGCAAGTTGAGTAGTATCTACTCCCCCATCTGTAATCTGAACATCATTAGCATTTACTGTAATACCTGTACCTGCTCCAACAGCTAAAGAAGCATCTCCAGAAGTAGCATCACCTGTAAGTCCATTACCTGCAACAATACCTGTGATATCCCCATCAAATTTTTGCTCCCAAGTAAACCCACTTGAGGCAGAGTCGTAAGTTAGTACATACCCATCTGTTGGGGAGTTAGTGACATCAAGGTTTGCCTCTGTAACTGAATCATCAGCTAGTCTTGCTGTAGTGACAAAGTCATCAGCATACACCTCATCAAAGTTGTCATTTAGTTTGTCGAATGCGGTTCTTAACGGATCACCTGTTCCATCATTTGCAGCACTACCAATATTTACGGTCTGTTTAGCCATTTCTTATTATTATTAATTATAGACAAGGAGGTTTAGAATCTATATCAATAGTAGATTGGTTAGAGTTACTACCCCACCAACTACTACAATACGAAACCGCCCAACTTATTGTATTTGCCATTATTCACTAAAAAAATTACTCGCTAGATAATTGATAGCATCGGCAAATATATTTGTCGTACTAGCTAAAGCTCTAGCGAAGGTTGAAACAATACTTTCGTATATCTTACCCCAACCTATACTGTTATTTATCTCTCCAAAATGCGTTGTCTCATATACTTTTCCCCAACTCATTATCATTCTTTTTAAGATAACTATTTAATTTAATTTCGTTCTCTTTCTTTGGCTTATAAGGCCTTTTCTTTTTCTTCTTAGCCATTATAATACCCAACCTGTAAAATTAACATCTCTCTCTGGATACATTCCGTCATTTTGATTAGCTATATATTCAGGATATAAATTACTGTTGTAATCCATATAATCCATAAATCTTTGTGTGTAAAACTCAGCAGTCTCTGTAGCGTGACTAGCTAAAGAATTTATCTCAGACTGATCTACGGAAGTAGCATTCTCTGAATTATGCTTATATATTCCCCCATTAGATATTTGATATGCTGCATAAGGGATATAAGCTGCTTGAGTATACCAAATAAGCATCGGCTTAATATAGTCATCAACTAATGTTTTATAGTTACCCGTTAAACTATCTGCTATTATATCAGACTGTAATTTATCATATAATTTTGTACCAAGATAAGTTTGTATCTCTGTGTCCTGGGCCACTTCAATAAACTGTATTATCTTATCAGCATCAAGGTTGCCGTCAAATATAGACTTCCTTTTTAATTCCTTTAATGTTATAAATAATGCCTTCATATTAGCTGTTCTTCTTCTTCTTTGTTTTCAGTTGGTTCTACTATCTCAGCATCAACTTCTATATCTTCCACCTTATCTGAAGACAGTTTTTCACCTGTCTCTTCCTCTCTCTTAACTTTAGTAGATATATTATCTAACTCTGTAAATTCTATTGGTTGTAGAGTGGTAAAGTATAAGTCAAGGAATATTCCGTTATAAGCCAACAACTCCTTGAATGCATCAATAAGTAACGTCTGGAATGGTCTAATAACAATATTATCCATAAGGATAGATGCTGTTCTAAGTTCTTCAGCATTGTTACCAAATCCAGTATTGTCTTTTATACCTAGTAGAATAGGTGATACAACACCGTGACCAATCATAATCTTCTCTCTACTTTCTTTAGCTAAGAAGTCATATTGAGCGTGAGCATCTGGTAAATGTATTGGCTCTATGTTAGCTTGAGTATCAGAGCTTTCGTTGAACGCTAAAATGAATCTACCTGCATTAGAAGACCCACTGAATTTATCATATATCTTTCTTTCAATAAGTTCTTGTATCTCATCTGTAGGTATACCATTATTGAAGTTTAATAATAAAGAAGGTTGTAAACCATTCTTAATATTGTTTATATGATAGTTGGACACCTCTTCCTCTAGAGAACAGTACTGTAAACACCCTTGATAATCCACTGGTGAATAATAATAAAAACCTGCTCTATATGGTTTGATACAGTATATCTCTCTTCTCTCTGACTTGTTACCATTTCTAAACGAAGGTATTCTCTTCGGCTTATCTGTTGGCTTTATATTAGCCCAATCCGGATGATAGTAGTAAGCCTGAACCTTACCATCTTTTGCTTTCTCAGCTCTCAACGTCTCCATTGGGAAGTGGTGCAAACCTGATATCTCTCTTTTACCTGGTTTGTAAATAACCTGAACAGTAGCTTGACCTAGCATCTTTAGGTCATTAACAACCCTCTTTATATCTGTTGGTTTTAACAAAGACTGCATCTTACCAAACATCTCAGGCTTCTCTGTTGAGTCTGTTGCGTTTAGTCCTCTACCGTAAATCATATCAACGATACCATTGATACATCTTGAGTTTGTTGGACTACCCAAATATCTTTCTATAAGCTCATAGAAGTAATTATTGTCATCCCCATATTCAACCCATTCCTTTCTAGTATTCTCTTTTACCTTGGGGATTTCATAACCAGATAGATTGATAACCCTCATACTAGGGTCAACCTTTTTAGGGGTCTGTATTTGTCTAGCTGATCTTATATTTTTTCGACTCATATTATCATATATTGTTGCTCATCCGTTTCAGCATCATAATTATTATACTGACTAGTGTTTAATGTGTGAGATACAGTTGTATCTGTTTTGGCAGTTGCATAAACCTTATCTCTATAAAGTAATGTATCACCTTGTTTGACTTCTATAGAATATGTAGAGTCTTCAGATAATATACTGAACGTACAAGGTATGTCTAAGAAGTTACCATTTACTGTTGAAGTAAGACTAGTTAGTGTCTCATTCTTTTTAGTACCATCTTCAACAATCTTTAATGATAAATCACTAGCAGCAGTATACTCTCTAGGTATTATACTTAATGTTTGTGAATCTGTATTTGGTAAAAGCCTTATCATATAAGTATAACTAAATAACTTAGATTTTGTTCAAAAAAATAGGGCGACCGTAAAGCCACCCTATAATTATCAAATGAAGTGAGGATTAGTTAGTACCCTCTGTAATAGTTGGAGATGCACTACTCATTTCGTTATATGGATAAGTAGCATTCGAAGGGTCAGGTGTTGCACCTAAATCTATAAAGTTAGCAGGTCTTCTCTCCATACCTGTGAAGGTAAGAGAATATCCTGATAAATCACCCATAGAAGCCCCTGTAGCTACAGTACCTCCAGATAGTTCAGCACCGTGTTCTGTACCCATTAGGAATACATTTCCATTATAGTCTTCCACAGCAATATGTGGTCTACCATAAGACAATAACTTCAATTCTTTGTGGTCCTCTTTAGTTAATTGTTTTAATGTAACGTTTAGAGATTGCTCAAAGAATGTAGTACCGTTCTCTAGGTTAGCAGTAATCGTTTGCTCGAAGTTACTGTTACCTTTTAATTCATATTTATAGGCAGTAAAAGTGCCTGAAAGGTCAGTTATTTGATAGTCCTCATTTGCAGCATCTGCATATGTAATAGTACCTAAATCACCAAAATCAGTGAAGTAGATAGCTTTTAAACCACCAACCTGATCTTTACAGCCTTCTTTACGCCCCCTAGTTAAATCACAAGCCATATCTTTTTAGTATTAAAAAAGGGTGAGTAGGCTCATTGGCTCACCCACCCTCTTTAGTTAGTTTAATTTATTAATTAGTCGTTTGCAGTGTTTGCAATACCGTAAGTTACAATATCATCAACGATTCCATATTGTACACCCGCAGTAAATCTCATAACAACTCTCACATTTTGAGAACCATCAAGATCAGCCATATCGATAACTTTTACTTCGTTGTGGTCAGAAAGTAGACCTGTACCAAAGAATAAATTAGATTTTTCAGCAGCGATTGCATCGTTGTCAGCAAGACCATTAGCAACGAATAATTTAACACCATCAAAAGATAATGATCCGTTATTCCACCACTGAGTACCTTGGTTGTTTGTACCTGCTGCACCTAATCCAGAAGCTCCAAATCCACCTAAAGCTCTTACATAAGCTCTAGCAATGTTTTGAGAAACATAGATGTATAAATCTTCACTTCCGTAAAGTGCAGAAGGAATAGCATCTACAATTTTACCTAATTCAGTGATTACGTTAGCAGACGTTACAGTAGTACCTGTAATCTCATTAGCAGTTGGTAAATCAGCATCAGCACCTAATATTGTAGATAAACCATCAAATTGTCCGTTTGTAGCAGTTGAACCTGCCCAGATAGACTGCTCAGTTCTTTGTGCAACTTTAGCTGCAACGTGTGCAATTAAGAAGTCAGAGAATTTAGAAGGCATATTGCTGTGTGCAGAATAGCCCATTGATAATGCTTCCCAATCAGATACGAAATCTTTTTTACAAAGCTGTAAGTTAACTTGTTGTTCTTCTGGTTGAAGAATTCTTTCAGTCAGCGTAATAGTTGAAGTTGCATCAAAGTCACAAGTAGCATCTTTAACGATGTCATCTGTAGATACTTTTTTGATTACTTCTTTTAACTTTACGTTTGGTTTTACGGTAATACCACCATTAGAGATAGTAGAACCTTCTAACAGAGCAGCAGCGATATATTCCCCCGCAAACTCCCCTGCATAAGTAGTAGTAATTGATGTAGTTGTTGCCATTTTGTTTAAAAATAATTGTTTACTTAGTTAATCTTGCTAATACTCTATCTAGAGTGGTTTGCGGTCCGTGTTGTGAATAAAGGTGTAAACCTCTACTCTCTGTTGAGTTTTCTGGGCTGTGAGTTAAAGGTTGCTCATCAGCAGAAAGTTCTTGAGGAACTTCTTCTTTTGACTCTTCTTTAGCTTCTAGTTGACCCATAACTTTTTCTACCATAGCTCTTACTTCAGCTAATTCTTCTTTGGTTGCGTAGGACATTTCCTCCTTAGGCTCCATTGCCTCAACCTCTTCAGAAGCCCCCTCAGAAACTTCCTCTAATTGTACTTCCTCTTCTGTAACCTCTTCTGTATTAGACTCAAGTTGTACTTCTTCCTGTACTTCTTCTTGTACAGCCTCTTGAGTTTCTACCTCTTCAGTTGAAGATAAAAGCACTTCCTTCAATTTTGAAACGATTTCAGTTGCTTTCATAAAATTTAATATTTATAATGATTACTGATTAAACAGTAAAGTGTTGTATTTTTAGGCTTTTTTCTGAATAATAAACCATTCAGTACCATCACTCCATATGGCAATACCCTCGTAAGCCTTGTTTATTTCGTATGCTCCCGTATCACCATCTAAGTTCTGACCACTAGCGGGAGTTATATCGACCCTTGTACTCGCAGAAAATGTACTATCTGTTATAAACCTTAATACTCTATTTGTAGAATTAGATGAGGTTGCATCTGGTAATGTATATGTCGCAGTACCTGTAGCACCACTCCAAGTTAATTTTATCATCATAGCATTCTCATATGTAGATGAATCTAAATCAACAGCCTCATCTGCTGAAGCTGTTTTTGCTACAGTTATAATATGATTTGTTATATCATTTATAGTAGCTTTCTTTGTTGTACTACTTTGTACTAAAGGGACTTGCTCTGTACCTGTAAGTGCGGTAGCATCTGTTAGTTCTGATATTTTCTGATCTGCCATTATTGATATAATTTATGTGTATTTTCTTGCATTAACTTTTTTCCGTCTTCAGTGTATAGGTGAAATAAATATCTAGTAACACTACCTATCCCCTGACCTCTTAATGTGCCATCACAGCATTTTCTTGAGTAAGTTTTACCATCTTTACAAAGACATCCTCTTCTACCGCTTTTTGGTGAAGAATAACTAGGTGTTTCTTTCATATTTTATTCCTTAGGTACACAATTAGGTACTTTTCTACCATTTTTAGTTTTAAAACCAACCATTTCGTATCCTTCTTGACAAGGATTAACATCCTCTAACTCCTCTAGCCCTTTAAGTTTAGATTCAGTCCAATTCAACATACTTTTACCTCCCCATAGAAGATAACTGATAGTTCCACAGGCCTCAGGCTTACTAGGATCATAATATTCAGCAGCTCTACTTAGATAAGAGTAAATTCTCTTCAAAGTTGATACTGTAAACTTCTCTTTTCTAGCTAATTGCTGTCCTCTAACCTTACCCACCTGGGTAGCACACTTATTACCTAATTCCTTATTCCTTTTTATACCTAATTTAGCATTATTGGATGCAGATTCAGGATAACCACCATAAGACTCTAGCTCCACCTCTTCAGACAGGCTTTCTAAGGCTTCTAGGAGCTCATATTCAGCGTTTAATTCTTCTAAGCACTCAGAACATAGGCTTTCCGGTAAAGATTCCTTAGGACCGTCCATTTTGTCTGCAAAATACCCTTCTATAGAGAATCCTTTGACTTCACCTGCCTTAACTTGATTCCAAACATCATCATTATTCACCTTTACAGACACCATCCAAGTTCCTACAGGTAAATCAAAGTCATATTTTCTAGATTTATCCTTTTTTTCGTCTTCTATAATCCAAGACTCTACTACGGACATCCCATTTAACTCTATGTTATGCTCTAGAGTGCTATTGTTTTGATTACCCTTCATCAAAAAGAGTTCTGATGCCTTTCTAACGGTATCTTCACTAAAAAAGATGTAATAATCTTCCTCATCACCCTTTCTAAATATCTTTTTGTTAGGTATTAGGGCTGCCCCCATTAAAATCCTCTTTTCTTTATCTACTTCAGCAAGTTTTATTTCTTTGTGCTCCTTTAGAGCGATAAAATCTTCTTCTATAGCGGGATTTTCAACAACAGAGATAGCTTCTATTCCACTAAACTCGTTTTCTTCGTCTATAATAAGTTCTATAATGCGTTCCATATATAGTTAACTATTTTGATTGTATTCGTTATATATTTATCCTGATACCGTTGACTGCTCCTGGTTGCTTCTATCGAGTGCATCAGCAGTTTTTATATCTTTATGAACTACGAATGCTCTTAACGGTTTGGCTTGTTGCCCTGCAACTGTTTGTGCTAACTGTGACTCAGGTGATGCACCAACTACATTGAAGTCTGGTGCTTCTACACCGCCACCACCACCTGCACCTCCTGTAGATGGAGCTCCTAATTGAGACAATGCAGCCTGTGCCTTCTTTCTAGCCGCTAATATTGATGCTATTAATCCACCTATTGTTACGGCAAAAGCTGCTAAACCTAACGGACCTCCTTGAGCAGCAAATGTACCTGCTGACATTTGAGCTTTACCTATTTGAGTTACTCCTTCAGCGGTTATTGCAGTCACTTTATCTGCCAACTCTCTCTTTCTTGCAGCCACCTCAAACTTAAATTTCATTATTTCTTCGGCAATAAGTAAAGATTGTTTTATAGTAAATAAGTCTCTTTCGGCTTTTATCTTTCTCTCTTGTGCTTTTATTTCTCTTCTCTCTAAATCTTCTATAGCCTTCTTTTGAGCAGCACCTGTTATCTGACCAGAATTTAATACATAATCCCTCTCTCTTTTTAATGCCTCCATTCTAGCATCGTGATATGACAAAATAGTGTCACCAACAAACTTTAATGATTGTTGAGATGCTTTGAATAATTTAGAAACGTCTCTAGCCTGTTCCTTTATTGCATTTAATCCATTCCTTAAACTCTCTTCACTTCTTTTGAGTGTTTCATCATACTCCTCACCTAACCTAATTAATGGAACAAGACCTTCTTTAGCACTTTCAAATAATGGTTTATATATGTTTTTTACCCTTTCAATACCTTTCACTAAAACCCCTTCAACACCATCCTTATCTATATCTAAAAAGAAATTCTTTAATTCATTATCAAATTCTAGTAATCTTTCTTTTGCTCTTTTAGGTAATCCTTTTCCTCTTCCTCTTGGGTCTTTGAATATTTCGTCAAGTAAATCCTCATCTACAATCATAGCTTTTAAATCTTCTAGCCTTTGATTGAGGGCATCTCTTTCTTCTTTAGCGTTTTCTTTTATACCCGCTATCCTTTTATCTCTTATAGCTTTTTCACCAACGGTCATTTCGACTAAGGTTGCCATAACATTACCCGCCTCGGTTTGTCTTAAAGCGTTTATTATCGCTAATCCCTCAACTTCTGCTGTCCTAAGATTTTCTTGTTCTTTTATCTGATTTGATACTATCTTAGTAAACACTTCTTCAATTTCTTTTTGAATAGCGGTTGCTTTAGCAAGTCTCTCAAGAGATAATATTTTAGAGTCAATTTGTTTTCTAGATTCTTCTGTTACTTTTCCATTTTCGCCAATCTGAATGTTTAAATCTTTATATTCTGAATTAGCTTTATTAACAGCCCTTTCTAATTCCTCAGTGGATAAATTAGTGTCATCCATAACATCCCTTAATATCTTAAGGTTTGATCCTGCTGATGCTCCTGCCGTAGCAATACCATTTAAAGATTCCTCCGTTTTGCTTGACTGCATATCAAATCTCTCTATAAGGGCGATAATAACCTGGAAAATTATAATTAATCCTAAAGGTCCCATAAATGCCTTCGCCAAGGCTTGTACACCTTTTGTTAAACCACCTGTAGTGGATATCAATGTAATCATAAGGGTTGATAACTGTGAAAAGTTGTTTGCCATACCCCTAATCCCATAATTAGAGTCCGATATCGTACGACCCAATTCAACAAGAGTTGCACCTGCAAGACCAGTCTTATCAATCATTGGATTAAGACCATCTTTGGTAGTTGACTTTATTTCATCACCTAGTTTTTTAAATGCCGTCTCAGCCTTTACAAAACTTTTAGTTAAGCCATCTACCTTTATCTTACCCTTATCATTTATTTCAATGGTATAGGTTAGTTTACTTCTTTTATCAGCCATTACTTCTTCTCTTTACAGATTCTTTTAATTCTTTTATATTTTCTGGTGCTTTATATTTACCCTTAGCGATATCAATAATAGGATCAACACCGTAAAAATCTCCTGCCTTCAATAAGTCTACTATCTCTCTAATCATACTATTTCGTCTGAAAATATATTTAACAATTCTATATCTGACTTACCTGTAACTATATCAGTCGATATTGAGTTGATACGGAACATCTTGTCACCTATTTTAATTTGGTCGTTTAGTCTGTAGTTGATAAGTACACTAGCGGGTAAATACGCAGTGAATTTAAACACTCTTTTAAGTGGGTTAAACACACTTTCCACATATTGCTTATAGAACTTGTTAAAAAGACTATTTGTTTCATCCTCTTCAAACTTCTTCAATAGAAATTCATCAAATTCTACATCAAAGTTTATAGTAAAAGACGGTGCTACTAATTCCGTCCCCTCTTCGTTAGAGTTAGAAGGTCTCCAATAATTAGTTACAGAACCTCCACCAGATATCCAATTTATTGGGTTTGATATAGAAGTTTCTCTAATACCATAAAACAATAGTGGCTTTATATCTATAGGCTCATAATCACCCTTTGGAGGTGTATCATCTGTAGCATTTGTAGACTTAAAGTTACCACCTGCAGCATAACCCCATTGTATTTCCGTTAAAGACTCATCGTTTAAATCTATCAGTCTTTCGTATTTTAATTTAGAGAATGGTAATTGTATCTCATACTTTGACCCAAAGTCTACACCTTCTGGTTCATATTCCGAATCACCAAAAACCTCATCAAATTCAGACAAATGCTGACTCATAAGCACTGAATTAGTTTCTTGAAACTTGAAGTCTATGCTTTTGTATAAAGTGGTTGCGCTTACAGTGTGACTAGATATATCTATATATTTTGTAAAATCTAAAGTACCCCCTGAATTATTGTTTACCGCATCCGCATAAAAATTATCCAAGGTATCTATATATAGTTTACCATAATCAGGGTCAGATAAATCTTCTATAATGTAACCTGTTAAGTTAAACATTTTAAATAGACCCGTAAGGAAGTCTATTATCTTCATCTTTGGTAGGTGAACATCAAATATGATTTCTAGATTTGGCGTTATAGAACCACCTGAATTAGCGTTAAATGTTTGTGTATCTGTCGTAGGGTTTTCTACATTTGTTTCTACAGTTGTTACTGTTACAACTCCGGTATATGTATCTGAAGCATTTCTAGTCTCCACTAAAAACTTTAATGAGTAGTCTCTGGGTTCAGTTGCGCTTGTGTTTCTAAAGCTGAAAGATGCGGTTGTGTCTCCATTGTCAGAGTTAATAGCCAATACTTCGTTTGTTATTGTATCTATTATTTTTACTGTATACTGACTTTCGTTATTGCTATCGTCTTGCGTTATGGCACAACTAACAGTGGTTCTTGTAAAATCAACTACGTTCAATTCTGTTGTTTGGGATACACTTATTAGGTCGCTACCAGAGGGGTCAAAATCATCTAGCTTATTCACTATCTTTTGACCAACACCTGTTTCACTATCTGAAAAATAATCCCTAATATCTCCTTTGTTAGAACTTAGCCATAAGTATAAATTAGAGAAAACTGTAGAGCCAAAAAACTTATTTAAATCACCATTAGAGTCCCTGGTGAATTTTATAGCAGGGAACTGCTCCTCTATAGCATCTAATATATATTTACACTTTATAGCCGGTTTTAAGTCAGTGTAGGCTAATCCCCTAGTATTATCGTTTACATATAGATTACCGTCTGAATTAAATGCAGGATTACCTGAGTGATAGAATAGTCTTTTTTCCGGAGTGATTAATGGGTATATTAACGCACTAGAATCTCCATCATAAGTAATCCCCGTTTCAAATCCACCCTTTACGTCTGTATTATCGTAGTTGTGTTCTAGCGAGGTAAATACGGATGTCTCCGATAAATCGCTTAGTTCCCTATCTTTTAAAACATCTCTTAATGTAATAGTTTTACCGTAGAATGTTATGTCATAAGAGTAAGGTTTATTATTCCTCATCTTAACTTGGTTGAGGTTTATCTTACCCTCTCTAAACGGTAGATGATTTATCTCTATAAAAGCATCTTTTTTAGCCCTAGGGTCATAACCACCCTCTACAATATCAAAGTTGTAGAAATGAGTGAATATTTTATTGTTTTTTGAAGATGCAGGTACATTAAAGTTTTGACTGAATGTTGTAAATATCTTACCAATATCCTTGAAGTCTTGTATTGAAGAATTTACTTCTATAGTTTCATCACTAAAGAGGTCTACCCTTTGATTTTCTATATATAGCTGTACTTTGTTCTGCATTACCTAACATTTTGTATGTAACTGTTAGCGTATTCAAATTCTATATCGAAGTTTATTAGCTTATCATTTAATACGGTCTTACTTGTAAAAGATGAGGTTTTTGGAACAATGGGGACTGGTTCTAGTGTCCCTGCTGTAGATTCGTGAACCCAAGCGTATTCAGTTGACATAAGCTGTTTAATAACCTCGTTATGATCTTCACTTACAAAGCCTGTATTCATTTTAAATGATTCTTGAGTTGTAATGTCTAGAAGAGAGTTCCCGTGAGAGAATCTATCAAAGTCTACCCCTGTGGTATTTGTTGTTAGTAAAGTTCTATTGTAACTTTCTATTTGAGTTGAAAACTCATCTGTACGCTTCTTAAAGAACCATAAGTCTTGCAATGCTCCAAACTTATTTACAAAAGTAACTTTGTATGCAGTGTGTTTGCATTCTTCTATCTCCTCCACAGGTATTTCAACATCAGTTCCGTTAGGGGTTGTATAAATTACTTTTGTAGTATTCCCAGATCCAACTGAAGTCTTTGATATATCGTCAGCATCATCACTCCTTAAAAACGTCATATCAGCAGTATATACTTGAGCAGCTCCAGTAAAATTATCTGCTTTTATATCGTCTCTATCTGCTCTTATATTTGCAACAGCCCCACCAAATATTTTAGTAGATAGTTCAGTTGAACCATCATAAAATGCAACCCTATTAACTCCTTGAGTGGTTGAAGTATATACTGGTATAAATAAATCCTCACCTTTTTTGTGATATATTTTTCTATTACTAATTAATATATCTCTAGATAAAGTAGGGTTTATATTCTTTCCATAATATGGGGAAGTTAAGTATAAATTCTTGTCCTCTGTTTGACCATATCCCCTAAAAGCAATAAACTTCCTTAATAAAGGGGTTGGGTCATCTATTGTTCTTTCTGTATTATCAACAGTGTATGCAAATGTTCTTGTTAAGTCTGTCTCAACGAATCTACTAAAAGACGCACTATCATAATTACCGTCAAAACTTACATCTATGTAGTCTTTTATTAATTCTGATATTTCAAAATTAATAGTATCTTCATCAGACAATTTACTTTTTGTTAGCGTATATTGAGGACTTGGAGGTCTAGTACCGCTTCTGCTTATATATATCTCGAGCTTTGCACTCTTTAAGGTTAATGTTGCCATACTATTGTATTCTTGTTGCAGCTAATATCTTTATTTCCTCAACACCTTCTCTTATCTCTCCAAAACATCTTCCTTGTGTGTAAGTATTTTGGGAGGTTGGTCTTCTTGGGTGATCTAGCCCAGATTGGTTCAAAGGTGTTTCTCTATAATAAAACTCTAGTTTAACAGGTAATCCTCGAGTGGTTATATTATATCCACCAAAGGATTGTATTGCTGAATTGCCCACAAATCCCCTAACTATATTGAAGTAATTCAACTCTGATTGATTATATAATATGTATCTAAAACTAGAGGTTCTATCATCATAAACAATCCCACCTTTTTGATGATGCAGATATACGGTTGCAAATCTTTGAGAACTGATAGGTGTTATAGTAAATTCTATTTTATTTACATCCGTATTAAAATATGTTGATTTAGCTAAATATGTTGTAGGGGTTGTTTCGGTTCTAACTGAATTAACAACCGTACTAGTCTCATAAGCCTTACCTATAGCATAACTACCTACAGTATCAAAGTCAGAGAATGCATAATACCTATCTGTATCTATATAATTGGTTGATTGATGCTGTATCAAAACATCATTAACCCTCATTTGTATATTTGCATTATCCACATATTGAGCATAGAATGCAGGTACTACATCAACTAAAGTAGCATTTGTAAGTACAGGTGGGTCTGGTAATGTAGGTGCTGTAACACTAGGTGCTGCAGGACAATTAAATGTTAAAGAATAATCATCTGTTGGTAATGGGGCAGATACTAAAACATTTACAGTTTCAGGTGTGGCAGCAGTTTTGTTTATAGTGACAGTACCTGTCTGTACTCCACTACCTAAACTCATACTACCTGCAGATATACCTGCATCTAATAACTCCTGTTCAAAATCGTCATTACCTACATAACCTGTAGAAGAAAAGTCTGGTGTTGTTACATCCCAATAACCTGTTATACTTACCGGTACGTTTACTGTATAGTCTATAGTTACGTTACCTGTTGCAGCACCCACTTGAAGTGTATATATCCTACCACCAACATCTTCACCTACATTTATAGTTTCTCCACACAAAACAGTTTGTGTTAAAGGGCCAACGTCATCTGGGTCAGCAGGGTAGTCGGGTTGTGGTGTAGGGTCATCTATAGGATCATCTACTGCATCAGGTATATCAGGAGCTCCCTCACCTGTGGCGGTGACAAAGAATGGACTTCTTACATTTATTTTATGGGTATCTTCAGCCATTACTTATCTTTTATTATATAACCTTGTTTTAACAAAGTGTGCTATCAACCCTTCTTAGCTGAAGGTGTTGCTGCATCTATCTCTTCTTGTATCTCTCTTCTATAGGCATCCGCTAAATCCATTGTCAATCTAGGTTCAAACTTATCAATAACTATATCTATAAATCTTGTAGGTTTTATACCCTTTGTAGCAATTGACCTACCTATCAAATAAGCTAATTGACTTAATGCTGAAGGTTTAGCTGATTCGAATGTTCTAGGCTGTATGTCCTTCCTAATTATCCAATCCTTTATTTTATCTACAGGAGGGAATTTACCTGCACTACGACCTTGGTTTACATTTACACCGTATTCATTCATATAAATACCAAAGCCGTTTAAACCCCTTAATTTTCTACCTACAATACTCCCTTCTAAACTACTACCTGGTTTCTTAAGTTCCCTCTTTAATTCAGTGACTAGTATCTTCTTATAGTTCTCAAGAACCTTCTCTGTATATTTCTTCTTCTTGGCCATTAGCAAATAGTGTGTTCCGTATTAGGTAGCTCTATTTCAATAGTAGCAGCCCACCCCGCTAATTGATTCTCAAAGTTGTCTAAGAATGGGGATGCCGTTATATCCGTAACAACCTGAAGTTGATCAGTGAATAATTCACCCCTGCGTAATTCTTGTTGTATGTCATTAATAACCTGCAGTTGGGTGTTTAATACATCCTGTAGATTATCATTCCCGTAAATCAAATCTTCGTCTGTTAATTCATTACTCTTATCAACTACATCTAAACAAAACAATTGCACACTAGCTGTTATAATCCTATCTGAAAATACTACGTCACCCATAGATATGTGGGATAGTGGATAGATAGTTGTTTTGTCCAAATCAACCTCCAATATGTCCCCGAAGGTGACTGTATTAGTAATTCCATTCTCCTTGATTTTGTCGTTTAGCTTTTCAATAACTGTGTATACTTGTCTCATTTATTTCTTTGTTTTAGCATCTTTGCTTCTAAATCATTTTTCTCTTTTTCAAACTCTAGCCAGGTCAGACATTCGGAAGCCGAGAGTTTCGTAACTTCTCTAAATTTTGTGATATCTCCTTTAGCGATTGCATATATTGATTGGTACCATCCCCATTTGTTTCCAAATGATCCTTCAGCTCCTGATCCTCCATCAGCTCCTTGGTTAAAGAGTCCGCTAAATAATTCGATAAAACGTTCCCTAAACGATAAAAAAAAACAACTGCACCTAAAGCTACATTAACCGGGGAGTCCTTCATTATCTCCGAATACTTATCTGTACCCTCATAATCCTCTATCAAATACAAATCCCCTTTACGAAATGTTATCGGTCTATACAATACAGCCATAGCTTTATGCATCTGCTCCCAATCACCAATATAATTATCTAAATCAATAAATTCCCCTAAAGTGATGTCATCTAGCTTAGGGATGAACCCGAAGGTCACACTATCCCCTTTCGGGTCTGTTAAGGTGAAGTCTCTTTGCAGTGGCGTATCCTCCTTAAATATATCTACAATGTGGTTTATGATAAAGCTAAATTCTGATAAAGGTAAATTATACGCCTGTTTCATAGTCACCCCACAGAATATCTCCAATACCTTGAGGTTCATAAATTCAACATCTTCTACATCCTCTTTCCCATCCATAACTTTTAGATACTTCTGGTACTGCTGTAGTGTGATAGCGGACAAATCTTTAGGTACTTCTATAGTAAATTTCTCACTCATATCTATATAACCACTAAACAGCTATTCTGTATTTAATCTGAAAATAAAACACTTTGAAAATATTCAGTTATATCTATAGATAATCAATAGGGGCTCCTACAGAGACCCCTAAAACTTGAAACAAAGATTTAGATTATCATAACGTTTTTAGTCAGGTTCAGGATAACTATATTCTTTTCTCAAATAATACCTTTATTTAAATATTTTTTACTATATTTGAAATGTGAATGTTTCATATTTATAGTTTTTGTTTAGTTATTTAAAATGATGTCAAAGCCTTTTGAGGAAAACCTTAGAAGGCTTTTGATTTTTTAAAACCTGATACCTCAACCTCCCCTATCTTCATTTTACGTTGATTTTTTAAAACTGCATACCTCAATCCCATACATATTCATTTTACGCCGTTTTAAGGCATTTTCTCGGGCTGACTGATATAATACCCTCCAGGAGCAGAGAAAGCCCGTTAGAAGGGCTGAAAAAGGGTGAGGGCGCTACACCCATCAAAATACTTACTTTCATTTTCAATTCATTACCAAAATATAAGTACAAAAAAACAGCCCCGCAAAAATTAATTTACAAGGCTGTCAAAACAAAAATCAAATGAAAAAAAAATGTTTTTATTCTGTGTTTAATTTATCGTATTGCTCAAAGTTTATTCGTTTACAAAACCCGTTTTGATTAGATATAAAATACTTATTGTCTAATTCAACAGTATAAAAATGCTGTGTTAATTTCTTAATGTATTTCATTTTACTTTGGTGTTTAACTCTTTTACAATATATTTTTTAATTTCTTTCAGGGTTTTGTTGTCTACCCAATTTAAAAAGTCGTATGGGTCAAAGTTTAATATATATTCGTTATTGTCCCAATCATTAAAACCAATTATAAAAAAAGGCTGTTTGTCCTGTGGATTGGATAAAGTATTTATTTCCTTAACTTCTACCCAAGTGCTATTGTTTTCTTTGTCTTGTATTGTCATTTTAGTATGTATTAACGGTTCCGAATTTATTGTATCTATTATCTAGGGCTAAATACTGTCTTTCTTTCTCGTATTGTTGCAAAAGTTTTATCTGTTCCCTGTGTCTTTTGTCGGTGTCTTCTAAACCAGGAACCACAAAGCCGGACGTATCTTTTTTGGCGTCCCCTTTTGCCCGTAAACCTAGTACTACATTTTTGTTGTAGATCATTACCAGGTCGCTGGTGTCACCGTCTACAACTTTATAACCCCGCCAATATTGTGGGAGCTCCCCGTTGAAAACTATTGAAACGTTCCCGCCATCATTCAAAACGGTTTGCGCTATGCTTTCGTTATCTTCGGCCCGGCTAAAAGTTAAAAAGTAATTCGGATGGCCTTTGTACTTTTTTACTTTCCCCACTATTTTTGTATAGTCGTAAAAAACTGATGTAGGGTATAAATCGCTAATATCTAAACTTGCATACTTTTTTAGTAAGTAGACAAAATCAAGGTCGGATGTACCGTTTAATCTAAAGGCTATTTTTTCACCTTTCTTTTTAGCCTTTGCCGTTTCTCTTATTATTTCTTTTGCCAATTGTTTAATAAATAAACTTTTGTTGTAAATAAAATAATTTGTTTTGTTTATTCTGGAGCTCTGAACGTTTGAAAACTTGCCCCGCCCTGCTGTATATAAACAAGCAGCCGCGCAGCCTTTAGAAGCCATAGGACAAATATTAATTTTCTTTTCGTTTTGTTTGTGAGGCGCCAAATAAAGTATAAAAGTTTTTAAACTGTTTTTCTTTGTTTTAGCGTTTGTTGCGCCTTTGCTTAAAAGGTTTTTAGGTATTGTATATTTCATTTTACTATTGTTTTGTTTAGTTTGTTTATTTCTTTTATACTTTCATCTATTACCAGGTCAGATACCCAATATTTTACCCCGCCAATCTGAACCCATATAACACCGTCTAAAGGTATAGCCCGGCGTGATTTGTTTACGTCTTTTGTTTTGTTATAAAGGTTCATATCTACAACCGGCAAAAGGTTTTTTTCTGTAAAGCTATACGAGGAACCCGCACCAGTTAACCCAATTTTAACACCTGTACGGGCTAACATTATGCGCCGTTCACCTGTTGAACGTTTGACGAATTCGCAAGAAAATAGTTTTCCGCTAGTCATTTCATTAAGTAAATTTTGATAAGTCATTTTTAAATAGTTTTTAGTAGTTAGTGATTAAATAAAAGCCCTAATAAATTGAGCAATAATAAAAAGTAAAAACAAGCTACAAAATGCAGTTGTAAAGTAGTT